GATTGCTTGATACCCTGGTCCCGCCACCGTGTGTCCGTGCCAAGGCTTCATCTTAGGATCACCTAAAACTGTGTACAACTCACCTTTTGATCCGTCTTCATTTAAGTAGTAGAGCCTAGGTAACGGAAAGCTCTTTCCAAAGTATTTAAAGTTCTCTGGGAAAGTGGATACTAAATCTAACAATATGGAATCGGTAGTAAGTTTTAAGTTATCTTCTAGGCTACTAGAACTGTAACTTACTACTCCTGCACTTTTGGCTATTTCAGGCGTCCAAGTTTTTAAATTTTTAAACAAAGGGGAGCCTGTTGCTAAAGCATACCAAATAAGGAAGGGGACATAAGATTCCCACAAGGGTATTATATGGCTATCCACATCCAAAACACTGTCAACGATGATAGCATTAAGCGCAGCCCTTAATGCCTGTTGAGTGCCTGATTTTTTGTAAAGATCTGTAGCCGCCCTAAGCTGATGTCTCCACTTTTGCGGGCTATTTCCTCGTAATTTAAAACCTATGAGATCGGCAATATATTGTAAGTTTTCCTTTTCTGCGTTTTCAATATCATAGATGTATTTTATACCTTCTACTTGATCAGAAATGTCAGAAAAATGAAAACCTAAAGCGGTTAATATTTTTCTATAAGGGCCTTTAGATATACGTTCTTCAGAAATTATATCAGCATCAATAAAATTATCAAAAGCTTCTTTTACTGTAAAATCTTGTCTGTCTAATGCTAAAGGAGAGTAGATAACATCTAAAAAGGTTTTTAAGCTATCTAACTTCTGTACTCCACTGGTATAAGTTGCCACTTCTCCTGCGCTGGCGTCATAGATGGCGTCAGCTTGCCCGGAAAGAAAGTCCGGTGGAATGTACTGCCCAAAGGAGCAAGCTTCAACATTCTTCCATAGGTACTCTGTAAAGCCCTTCACGCCGTCTACAGTTTCTAGCTGATCACCTAGGAATAATTTTGTTAGACTATCTAATACAAAAGATGAAGGGCTATAATCTAATCCCCCCAAACCAGAGGTATTCAAAAAGTAAAACCAACCCAAGTTATCCACTAAATAATTATGAACACTACTAGGATTAGTATCCGATGTAAAGGCTGAAAGATCAACCATATTATCTTCTATAGTTCCTGGAGTTGATACGCCCGGTGGAATTATTTTAGGCAGTAAAGTAGAAGACAAATAGCTTTTGTACTCTGAGCTAGTATCATAATTTGAGTATCTTTCGCCTAACGGAAAAAGTATCTTCTCTAAAAAACTTTGCGTGGTTACGTTGGTTAGATTATTTTGTTTTATAAAATACTGGGCGATACCCTCTAGCGAACCTAGCTGACTGGTTTGCGTTCCTGGGACAGAGGAGAGAGCTAAAACTTGAGGTAAGTTCTTTGCCGCTTGAAGCTGAGAATTTATTATTGTGCTTATAGGGTTTACTTCCGTTCCACTAAGCGTTAAGTCTTCTTGGATGTATAACTTGGGGGTCAATAGCTCCAAAAGTTCTACAAAATTACTTTTGTAGAACTTTCTTGGATTGGGTGTATACTTGCTATTTTCTACCATTATGCTAGGTACTCTACATTGATCGTTAAGTTGTTTAGTTGTAGGATTTCATTAAAATCAATACTAACATTTTGCCCTATATTATCTAGGGTAGAAAAGCGAACTTCGTCAACCTCAAAAATCTGTCTGTTTAGATCAGAAACTATTAATCCTTCCCCGAACTCAGTATTATCTATGCTTAAAAAGTTAAGAACTTTATTTCTAACTTTAGCTTTTATGGAATCTTCGTTTTCTTGTTGTTCTTGATCTATTCTAATAGTGCAGATTAGATCCAAAGTTCTTATAAGTCCATCAACAATAACTATATCATCAGTCATCATTTTCTTTTCGCTCATGGCTTCTAACAATTGAGTCTTAAAGTTCGTCGTTGCTCTTTGTAGCTGTAGATCACCAGCTTTTTCCAAAATATAAATATCTATAGTGTTTGCAGAGGAGTAAGCATTTCTAGTAGCAGCAGTTGCTTTACCTACCGTGCCAAACGTACTAATAAATGTGTTAGCAAATGTTGAGTAGTCTGTTAAAGTAACCAACCGATCCTGCCGTCTGAAGGTAAGAGGAGCGTATTTTTTTGCGTGAGCCACAGATTCTGCATTTGCACCTCCAGTAGCCTTGGAGGTATTGGTTAGTGTCCCCTCATAACTAGTACCTAAAGCAGTTCCAATTACCGAAGTAGCTAAACCATTTTTTTCTATATTGCCTCTAGTTCCTCCCCCAACTCTATATGTTACCGCGTAACTAGCGTCGTCAGGAGGGGAAATTCCTGCTACTCCAGTACCAAATACTATGGTAGCGTTATAAAATTCATCGAATACAATCTCGAAAATTTGATCACTAGCTCCCGAAGCAAAGAAAAGATTATCCACTTCTTTGTATGCACCTTGAGACTCCGCATTAGGAGATGTAATAAATACTTCTATACTACCTTCGACTACTGGTCCGTCAGTAAGAGGGATTGTTTTTTGTCCTTCAGTAGCGGCAAACTCCCCAGTCTCTACAACTAAGGACCCTTCTTGTATTACCAAGTTTTGAAAGATATTTTTTTCATTCCCCAAACCTTCTGAGTCGGGGTTTAGCGTGATCGTGGCACCAATATTAGCCTGATCAACTAAACCATTGACTACCTTATATAAGGTGTAAGTTGTTTGAGCGCCGTCTTCAGGAGACGTTATCTCAAAAGTTCTTTGCGCGGGGCCAATGTTCACCGAGGTAACAGTAGTTAAGTCCGAATTGAAAGTTATTTGTGAGTCTGCTGCTGCTGATAGTGGTCCTCGCATTCTAACGCCCACTAACTCCAATAGCCTCTTAACACTTTGCCTTTGTTTTGCTGTTGAAAGAAAGTTTTCATTAGCTAACATATCGGCTTTCATGGACATTACCGCACCCATGTAAGCGGCCAACTCAATAAACATCATGCCTAGATCTGACTCTACAAAATATTTATATTCGTTCGAATACGCTGCTTTAACATAATCAATAAGAGCATTCCTTAAGGAAAAAAAATCTGTTGCTGCAAAATTAATTAGATCCTGACGCCTATTGAGTGCTATGGGTGCCAGTTTCATAAAGTCCGAGCTTATAGTTCCTGAAAAATTCATTTTATTTTTGCCTCTACATCAAAGATCTCAAGGTCGTCAGATGTTAATTGAATTGATAAGACAACCCTTAACTGATTTCCTCCCGCAGCATCGTACTCCCCAGTCTCGAAAACACCTACTTTCAATAATATAGCTCCCACGATGTAATTTCTAAAAGACTCTTCTATAGTATTTCTTATACTAGCAAACAGATCTTGAGTTATTGGTTGAAATAAATACTTTCTTAAATTACACCCATAGTTAGGTAACATTAATCTTTCTCCTTTTTCCGTCCTTATCAACTGAGTGACTGCTTGCTTAAGCAAAGCTCGCCCACTACTTTTTTTGAAAAATCCTCCCGAATTTCTATTGTTACCTAAGGGAAAAGTGAGCCCATAAATCTCCTGTCGCTTGGCCCTGGGGGCTTGCTCTTCATACTTGGTTGGTCGTTGTCCAAACCTAAAAACTCTTGTGTTAGCTGCCATTAGATTTTAATATTCTTGAAGAAGCCTCGTTGGGCATCGTAGTTCTTTTTTGCTTCTGTACTATCTAGTGGTTTGCTATAAAACTTAAGGCTTCCTACATGCCCACGAAGACCACTTGTTATTCCCCCTCGATCACCGCCCATAAAGTTTCCCCTGTAATACATACCGTCAGTGTATCCCCCACCTACAATCCACGGAGTGTAAAATGGATTTAGTAATGGTCCCTGCGTCAAAATTTTTGGGCCATCTACCGTTGTTGAGGAATACTCAAAGCTATTTTTCTGCTTAAAGTTAGGTAGAGATGGGGTGTGGTTTTTTTCTACACCAAAAACTTCTGCAACTGAGGACGTAGCCACTAAATTACCGTCAGCATACATACTAATTTCATCAGTTTCCGGGTTACATGTTACTCCTATAAGAACGAATTGTGAGGATACGTTTCCAAAATCAGTAGCGGAAAGGTCAACCTTCATCTTATGGAATGTTGGGTAATTCGCGCACTCATCATTGTTTACAAAAGATGCAGAAGAAGCATCTCTTGATATTGTAGGCGCTAAGAAGAAACTTAAAGACGACACTGGGTCATTGTCTAGGTTGCTATTGCTAAACCCTATAGGGTTAGACGAAGTGGATAGTTGTGTTATTCTTCTGTCTCTTGTGAAGCCGCATACCATTCCGCGTACTAACTGATCTCCTTTATTGTTTGGGAGCAGGTCTAAGTCTCTATTTTCACCTGTACGATCAAGGTTAGAGAAGCCTTCTTTTATTCCAACATTCTCAGAAGCAAGAAGAACCTTAGTTAGAGAAGAGGCCTCGTTACTTAGCCATCCTTCCTCAGCGTCAGTTATATTTGGAACATGCACCCAGCACTCCATACTAAATCCTGAAGAAGAATATGTTAAGTTTTGATATTCCTGTGTATCTGGAAGTCTCACAAAACTGCCTAAAGCTGAGGCGGCGGCGATGTCCGTACTCTTGTTCCTAGTTATTCCTTCCAAGTAAGGTATGGCTAGACCTGAAGTAAATATTGTCTGTCTTGAAGTTCCTACTAACTGAGCGTTGTTATACATATCCTCCGTGGCGCAATTAGTTGTTTGGAAGTTTGTTGACGACGGCAACTCTAAGTTAGTATCTAAGAAGTTATATATTGAAAATAATCCTTCCGTTACTATGTTATCCGTAAGGGAAAGAACTGTAGCATTTGTGTTATCCGTGGAGGAGGGAGAGTAAATAATACTTCCTTTACCTATTGTAGGGATATTAAGATGTTCATAACTCAAAGATTTTGGCTTGGGACTAGAGCGAACAAACTTAGGATTAAGGGGTAGTACAATACCAGTAACCTCTGCTTGCTCAAAAACCAAAGCTCTTTGCTTCTCTAAATCAACCTGTAAATTATAGTCAGCTAAATAGGAGAAGTCGTTAATTGGAACCTCTCCAGGGCTGTAAATAGGTTGCGTTTCTCCTCCATAAATTTGTGGGGCTTTTACAGCAACCTCAATCTGTTTTTTTCTTCTATTTATCTTGTCGTTATGATTGGCAATCTCAGATATGATTAACTGCTTTTGGTTGAGAACAATAGAGTTTTGTTCTCCATACTGATCTATGTACGTTTGTAGATCAGCCGACAAATCAAATACCTGCTTATCTCTCTGCTGCTTTACTACCTGAAGGAAGTGATCCTGATCATAATATTCCTGCAATCCTAAACTATCGTCCACTCGCCTAGGATCAAATATATTATCAGCAAACTTATTGAGTGAGTCAATGTCAATCGACTGACCTTTTCCTCCTAGATTGGGATCATAATCATACTTCCACCTGTCCCCGACCGGAACAACGCCGGATATTGCAGTTAGAATAGGATCTAAGCCTCCCAACTGAGAGTCATAGTACAAGCCATCCCTGGTTAGTATATACTGGCCTGTAACCGTCTCTGGTGGACCGAACGTAAGACGGAAGACTTCTTCCTCCTGGAGCCCAGGATCAATAGCAGAATCGGTATTAAGGCCACTCAAGCCAAACTCAGCATCATCTCTAAACACAGGCTCT